CTACTATCAACTGCGCCAAGCAATGTATCAATGTTCCAATCAGCCTGTGCAACTCTATTTTCTGTCATTGATCCAGAAGATGATGTTCTTTCTACAAGATAGATGCTGCCATTAGCCTGTTCTAGATAGATGCCGTTATTTGCGCCATAGTATCCGACGCGCTGTATGAGATTTGTCTGAGCATTTGCCATTACAAATGTATTAAGAACCTGTAATGATTTGCCTGGCTGATATGAGAATACCTTAGTTGTCTCACGAATAATTTGGTCGTTAGCTGCTGTGCTGACGCTTAGATTTATTAGACCTTCACTAGGAGAGAACGTAACTGTCGTGTTTGTATTATTAGCTTGAACCCAAAGACCATTATCTCTATATCTATGAGATGAGTCGAAGAGCGTCAAAGGAGTTGACATTCTGGCTCTACCGAAAGCATCAACTGCCATGCCAGAGGGATTAGCAGCGCCGACAAGATTGCCGTATTGATCCGCCAACATCACAGTTTCAAAAAGCGTAGTCTCTTGTGGTAAATACTTGTGCGTATCTTTACGGAACTGTGCCATTGATCATTCTTCCTTGCGCTTCTTGCCTATAGTATATTTAGCTACTAGATTCCATTCATGTTTCTCTTTGTGAGAAATGATCTTTATCTGAGACAATGGAGCAACAGGATCACTGGATTTCTGCTCATCGACTAAGTTTACTAGTTCCCATTCGCAAAGCAGATTAGCGATAGTATTAAGACGGGCGCGGTCATCTTCAGTGAAGTCTGACTGCTTCCCGTCCAATAAGAATAATTGCTTAAAATGAATTATGTAATATTTGCCCTGTTTGTGTAAGATATGACATGACTGATACAGTGTCTTATCTTTCTTTGAGGCCACACCGATACGAGAAAGTGTCTCGCGTACCTTTAAAAAGTTGTCAGGATTTGGTAGCGTTACCTCCACTAATTCGTTTATGTCTAACATTCAAACCACCTTTATTTAAATTCTTTTTGATCTGTTCGATCTGAGCATTAGACAAGATGGACAAGGCATCTTTAGCCTTTTCGTTGGAGTAGTTATAATACTCTTTCACAGCATCCAAATTCTCTACAGTCTCACGCTTCTGCCATTTCTGGAATGGGCGCTTATAGGCTCTTACAGTATTTAGCAAATACTGATATTGTAGAAGATTGTCTGCCATGGGCAACATGTTCATTTGATTGGCTGCCATTAACATATCCAGATGAAAAGATATGGAACGGTTAACAACGAACGGGACATAATCCCGTTCGTTCTCAGCGGTAATAACTACCTTCTTAGTCTGCTGGATAGAAGGTATAATGTCTTTGAATAGATCGGTCAAGCTGCTTCCCTATTGTTCATCCACATGATCTTGTAGTCATTGACATTCATTGTGCCCATATTGCGATTATGAATAGAACGAATCATTACCATGTTCTGAGGATCAGTCTTGCCGCCGTCTGCATAGGAAACAATATGCGCTGCTTCCGCATCGTCCATAGACAGAGGCTTGCTATCAATATAGCACTTGCCGCGCTGCTTTGCAAGCTGCATCTCACGATCTTTCCGTGAGAAGGAACGACGAGTATCACGAACAACGACAATTCCGTATTCAATCAACTCATCGGGCGTCAGGTAGTGCTTTTCGATCCAAGCAACACTATCTTCCCAGCGACGAAGATCGCCCTTACGAAGATTGTCCATGAACATCACGCAACGCATCTTCTTTTCGACCGAATTCTTGTCGTAGGTACGGATCATTTCAGCACCATAGGCAGAAGGATTCTTCTTATGGAACTGAGAGAAAGCGGTGTTGAAACGGTCAAACCATTCAGAATAGTCCTTGATTTCAAACTTCTTCCAGCGAGACTTGTACGTGAAATACAGACGCATAAGGATAATGAACTCATCTTCGGTCAGCTTAGACTTGCGAAGAGACTTCTTTTCTTCAGCCATTGCCTTGATGAAGTCGAGGCACTCACGCGCCTTCTTCTCAAAGACCTTAGCCTTTTCCTGATCAATACCTTCATCATAGTACAGGTCTTCAATCGTATTGTCATCGCAAACGCCAGGCTGTTCATCCTGATGGATCATGGTAACAACACGGGCAACAAGACGATCATAGGTAAGACGAACAGGATCAAACGTCAAGCATTCGCCGATGATCTTACCATCATTTGAGTACTTAATCTCAAACAAAGGATGACACGAAGTTCCAAGGCTGCGAATAGAACGAGCAAGTTGACGCACAAGATTCGCGGCAGGAGTATCACCCATACCGTTAAGCTTTTCCTGGTGATTTACAGGAGTGCTGTTATTGGTCGTTTCCCAAATCGTAGCCTTCTGAACAGGAGTAAGTTCCTTGTAAACAACAAGACGCATCCTGAAGTTAAAGAAAATTTCCTTCTCTTCGTCCGTAAGATCACGGAAGAACTTCGTGCCAATTTCTTGATTATGATAACCGTTTACCGTAAACTTGTTACGGAAGAAGTCGCGGAGGGCACGCTTACGGTTGCCGCCGTCAATTGACTCATACTTCTCAGAAAACTTCTGACGTTCCTTTGCCGTACGCTGATTGATCTTGATCTCACTGATATCAATGCCCTTGAAGACAGAACCGATGATAGCCTGGCGCTTTGAAGGAAACTTGCGCTTTGCATTTTCAGTTCCGTAATTGAAAACATCAATACGCTGGTGAATGGGAAGACAATCAATATCGGGAAGCCAGCTGTTCAAAAATTCCTTTACCGACATTTCGATAACGGAATAGTTCATTGCTTCACGAAGATAGTAGGCAGAAACATTACGGCTAAACATATCATATTTTCCTTTGTTTGACACTGGCACGCGGCTCGGGTCATTGAATGATACTGGCATTATTGCTCGGATCATTATGTTAGTATAGTACCACAGGTACTAATGATTGTCAATTAAATTCGCAATCGACCATCAATTCAGTTAGACAAGCGACAAGGTTAATTTCCTGATCGGCTACAAATGCCGACTGATACTGATATCTGGAAATGATAACGACAGCTTGTGGAATAGATTCCGATTTGAAATATTCATACAAACTATCATAGACCTTACGATAGATTCGTGCAGGCTCAATATCAGAATTGGCTACACACCACTTCCGCATCTCACCAAAGTTCTTATCTTTCAGACACTTTACAAGATCGCCAATCTTTCTCACATCGGATAGTTGAGCAACAATACTAGCGTCGAGATTGCCAGAACTAGAATAACGCTGAAGCTCATTAAGAGTACGCCGATAATCGGGAAAATACTTTTCAATGATCTTGGCAAGAACTGCCTTGTCATATGTTACCCCTTCTTGTGTGAGAATATTTTCCATGCGCTTCATCAACTGTGAAGCCATCTTGGCCTTTTCATCATTCTTCAATGCAAAGTCGATGACAGAACACCGAGAATGAAGAGCGTCAATCAGCTTGGACTTGAAGTTACATGTAAAGATGAATGTGCAGTTTTCAGAGAACTCTTCAATGGCGCCACGAAGACCAGCCTGTGCTTCTGGAGTCAGATAGTCGGCTTCGTCTAGAATGATGACCTTACGACCACCTGTAAGTGATACAGTAGATGCATAACCCCTGATCTTGGTTCGCAGCATATCAATACCGCGTTCTTCAGAAGAGTTGATGAAGAGATGGTTGATGCCAATCTCTTCACACATAGCAGCAGCTACAGTTGTCTTACCGACACCAGCACTACCAGTTAGCATGAGATTAGGAATAGAATTGGTATCTACATATTCCTGAAACGACTTTTTCAGTCGCTCAGGAAGAATGCAGTCTGCAACAGTATGTGGACGATATTTCTCTACCCACAAAAATTCAGACATTACTTCATAACTCCATCATAGAACTCTTCAAACTGACGATTTTCTTCCTGCTCTTCCGAGTAGTTAGACTTAAAGTAGACCTTTGCCATACGGCGAACGATCTTCTTATCAACACCAGTCTTATCGCTAATGGTGTTCAATGTTTCCTTCTGAAAGTCTCGTTCAGAAGCAACTCGGGTCATGCTATCATTCAATTCACGAATAGCGTTCTTCAACTCTGCCTTCTGAGTTTCAGTGAGAGAATTGATACTCACGAAAGGCTTATTGTGTCCGATACCAGCCATTACTTGCTCTCCAATGCGATGAAATACTTGATCTTGCTATTCTTAGAAACAAACTTAGCAAAAGCGCCAAGCTGAATTTCAACATCATAGTCGCCAGGGATCAACTTGATGTTATCAACCTTGAACGATGCGGAAAAGTCTTCGCCATTATAATCGTTCAGCTTGATAGACGCATGATTGGAAGTATCATTAGCCTTTTCGTGCGTCTGCAAACGAATTTCTCCGTTCTTACCAACAACAGATAGATGAGTAAGACTGTTCATGGCAGCAAGCTTGAGCAACTTTGAAAGCACGACATTAGTAAGAGTAAAGCTTACATCAACCTGCTTCAACTTGAGTTCCTTGTCTGGCGGAGAGACAATTAGATTTGGCGAACATGAATAATAGTTAAAAGAAATATCGCCATCATTCATGATCACAGCAAGATCACTGAACGTCATATCTGGATTG